AGTAGCCTGAAACACCAGAGTAGCCTGACTCGCCGCTTATGCCGCTAAAGCCAGATATACCAGAGTAACCTGAGACTCCAGAGTAGCCGGAAAACCCTGAATAACCTGACTCCCCACTTATGCCACTGAAGCCAGATATACCAGAGTAGCCTGACTCGCCGCTTATGCCGCTAAAGCCAGATATACCAGAGTAACCAGATGAACCGTCTTGACCAGAGTAACCAGATGCGCCAGAAATACCAGAGTAGCCTGAATAACCTGAAGACCCAGCCCCACTAATGCCTGAATAGCCTGAGTAACCAGAACCTCCGGCTCCGCTTGCAAACTCTACTAGATCTGCGTCTGTCGTACCTGCATAATACCAATATATATACGGGACACTGGCTATAATAAGCCGTACCTGCATGGACTGGAATCGTATACCGGCGGGGATCACAGCATTTGCAGCTGAAAGAGCTGCTACTTCTGATGCGCCGGTATACGGGCCGGACCATGCGTCAACTGGAACCGGGTTAACCGGCTGTACGCCATATGGAATTTGTAGACCAGGGGTAAGTGCCATATTATATAAAAGTTATATCAAATCTGTGACGTGGTGAATATGGAGTCGCGTTAGTCATAGTCCATACTGTATATGGATCAGTCCCACTCCATGCGTTATTTACATTTATTGCAGTAGAAGTAAACTGATCGGTTATATCTAGACCGAATGCGTCGATGTCTACTACAGTAACTAGACTACGAGTAGTAGGTATTGCTATTACAAAGTTGACGTATACTGTACCGGTATCTAGACGGAATGGATTTGCACCGGTTGTGTATGTTGCGCTTAATGCGGTTACATCGTTTGAAGTTGTAGGTACTGCCGCCGCAGGACCACGATATATTATAGCAGGTAATGGGGTAGGGGTTACAGTTGGTGTTGGGGTGGGTGTTGGAGTACGAGTTACTGTAGGGGTCGGTGTAGGCGTGCGGGTCGGTGTTACAGTCGGGGTCGGGGTTACAGTCGGAGTTACCGTTGGTGTCGGGGTAACTGTCGGTGTAGGAGTAATCGTAGGCGTAGGAGTAATCGTAGGTGTAGGAGTAACTGTAGGGGTAACTGTAGGGGTCGGTGTGATCGTCGGAGTCGGTGTGATCGTCGGGGTCGGTGTGATCGTCGGGGTCGGTGTTGGAGTGGTATTATCAATGGCTAATCGAATAACTTCTTGAACTGTTAGTCCAGCAGCGGGTATAGTTTGTCCATTTATAAACCGACCAAATGTCTGTCCGACTGCTAAAAAAACTGGTAGGTTATCAGGGAATATATAACTATCTCCGCCCGACCCTGAATATCCAGAGACCCCTGAATAACCGGATGTGCCGGTGCCACTATAGCCTGATGTGCCGGCGCCACTATAACCTGAAACTCCAGACCCGGAATATCCTGATACACCAGAGTAACCTGAGGATCCGGCCCCACTGTAACCTGAAATACCGGATCCTGAATATCCTGATACACCAGAGTAACCGGATATGCCATCTTGTCCATAATAGCCAGATGCTCCAGAAATACCTGAGTAGCCAGATCCACCACTATAACCAGATATTCCAGCGCCACTATAACCAGAGGTGCCACTATAACCAGAAGCCGATGCTTGCCCTGCGGCTCCACTATAGCCCGACATACCTGATCCACTATATCCAGAATAGCCAGAGCCGCCAACGTCGCCGCTATAACCAGATGCGCCAGAGTAGCCTGAGGTACCTGCTCCACTATAACCAGATGTACCACTATATCCCGAGATGCCTGCCCCACTATAACCAGATGAGCCAGAGTAGCCTGATATACCTGAGCCGCTATAACCAGAACCCCCGCTATAGCCTGATACACCACTGTACCCTGAGTAGCCAGAAGCTACAGATGAACCAGCAATGCCACTATAACCTGAATAACCTGACTGTCCGTCACGCCCTATAAAACCTGCGGCTGATAACGCTGATAGAGTTGTACTATAAGAAGTATAGGACCCGTCGCCATTGTTTCTTTCTAGAAAAATTAAATCTGCCGAAACCGGTACAACCTGTGTAAGTTCGTGAGGAAAAATTAAATTAGGAGAATCGGCAGACATTTTATTTTAAATATTTATAGGTAAAGTAGACATTAACATGCCCCTGAGGGAGACATTATTAATAACGAGCTTAATGCCGGATTACCAGAGAGTAAAGCAGAGAGTAAAGCCAACTGAGCCAGATTTGCTGTAGCCACGCCTGATGCTACAGCTGGAATATAATTACTTGGGCTTTGTACCACCACAAAGGTATTAGCTGATGCGCCTAATGCTCCCGTATTAACGCCACTACTATTAGTTACCCCGATAAGATTTACTAGTGTATTATTATCATCATAATCTCCGTATACACTAGTATTAGCTTGAGTGTTTTCTTTATAATTAAATACTTGTACAGAGTCTTTATCAACGAATTGAGTATACTCTTTAGTCTCTAGTATCTTAGGTAGGCTATTTAATTGGCCATCAGCTTTGTTATCGTATACCTGATCCATAAGAGCCTCGCGAGGTGCATCAAGTTCATAATTAAAGTCAAAGCGTTTCGCCTTTATCATCCAGACATAATGACCGAATAGCTGATTATTCTCTCCGCCCATTTCATCTACCCGTTCAGTTATTTCGAACACTCTACCGTTTCTACCACCCGGACGAAGCGAGCCGTATTCGGTTAATTTAATTAAATCCCCAGCCTTAGGTTCGTAGTTAGAAGCCGACAATACCCCACTCATAGCAGTTACAGTCGAGTAAAAAGTATCAATTGGAATGATTGCAGTTAAGTCAGCATCTCCTTGTAGACCGAATTTGCTTAATACAACATTATCATTACTTAATGTTAATGCCATTACTATAGGAAATGCTATAGAGTATCTTACTAGTGGCTGCTCCCCGTAAAAATAATCATGAGCAGATAAATTGTATCCATTTATAAAGTAATCAACTTGTTGTCCGTATTGGCCAATTTGCTCTTTCCACCAATTGTTAAACAAGCTTCTTTCTGCTGCGGTAGAACTTACACTCAAGTACCGCACCCCGCTCGTACCATATGTACAGTTATAACCACCACTTAACGTGTCGCCGACCTCGTCAGTCCCCGGGGCAACGTAACTTCCGGTATCAATGCAGTATTTAGATATATAACTAGCCATTAAAAATATTTACTATAATGTATAGAATTAAAGACAGATATACTAAATAATATTATACATGAAGCTTAAATCCCTTTCGGAACTCGGTGATATATATGCAAGTATTGCATCTACTCCACAGAATGCTATTGCATCTATGGTAACAGAACAAGCATCTAACACCATTTTAGCAACTGATGTCAATCAGTATCTTAAGGAAGAAAAGCAAGTCAAGCCCGGCAGTCCATTAGGTGGCGGTCCAGGCACTAAGGGCGAGATATCACCTCTTCAAAAGAAGACAGGCCCAGAAGGTCTTAAGGGTAACGATTTTAAGAAAGTAGACAAGATTCAAGATCCCGCATCTGATCCAAAAGAAATGAAAGATGTTGAAGAAGATAAAGAATCTGAGGAAGATAAAGAAAATGCTCACGAGGCAGAAACAGCAAAAAATACAACACCGCAAGAAAAAGTACGGGAATCTGCACAAGAGAGTAATAAGTATAACTACAAACCACATTTTACTATGTCAAAACCAAAATTCGATCAACTATACGAGGAAGCAATTAAAGGCATTCCTTTCACCGAAGATGCTAGTATGCCTATGCATGCTAGTGAAGACGCCATGGACGGTGTTGCAGCTGCCGATGATGCAGCCGCTGATGCCCCTGACATGGGTGCAGATGAAGAGTCCCAAGATGTAACAATCACTCTTCCAAAAGAATTAGCGCAAAAGCTTCATGACATTTTAATGTCAAGCTTAGGCGTTTCAGTAAGCGACGGCGATGAGGCCGGCAGTGAAGATGGTGCAGACGAAGCACCTATGGGTGATAGTGTTAAGGTTGAAGCAGTCTCCCAACCAGAGCCAAAGGAAGAGAAAGGCAACAATGCCGCTCTCCAAGGTAAGAACAATAAAGTCGGTGACCTCCATAAAGCTGGCGGCACAGCAGAAAAAGGTTCATTAAAGAGTCAGCCAGAGCCAAAAGAAGAGAAAGGTAACAATGCCGCTCTTCAAGGCAAGAATAACAAGACCGGTTCAGGTACTGTTGCTACACCTGGTAAGAAGATGTTTGAGTAAGACATAGTAAGTTTAAATACTAAACCCGCTATTAACTTAGCGGGTTTTTTTATGTATTAAAATAAGCTAGTACCATGCCTGGCGCTACTACCGCTACTGCTAAATGGTTTCCACCCTTGAGATATCATATCATCCATATCTGCAATGCCCGAACCTTTATTTGCGCCCACTATAAAAGCTGGATTACGATTACTATCTAAAGGTATCTTGCCCTTACCGTATCTATTATATAATTCTTGTTGACTAGGGAATTGAGTATCAGTTACTTCGTAAGGGTCCCAATTAAGGGGTAATATCTTTAAAGGCTTACCATTACCATCGCGTTCAAGTACCTCATAGAATTGTTCTATAACTTTAGTATCCAGAGCAAATAATGCCCAGATTAAAGCTTCTACTCTATCATCTAGATAGCGATCGGATTGTTTCTTCCATACCCCATTAGCTTGTCTTACGTAGGTTTTAAATTCTTGGATAGTCTCTTTATCGTTTAACTTTAAGCATCTTAAGGTGCCCATCCAATATCTAAGATTAGACATTGCATTAAACTTGCTATTAGTATGGGAATATACTCCCATCCGATTATCCCTTTCTACCTTATCGGTAAAGGTACCCATACTCGGAGTATACTTTACCACACTCTCATAATGGTGAGTATGTATTAAAGCATCGATTACTTGGGCACCGCAATTATTTCGTTCTACTAGTAAAGGAGGACGTCCCCATTCATGGGCTACTTCCACGAGCTTCCCTGCAAAGTTAAAAGGGTCTAGCTTGTTATTAGCGTATGAAGCGACCTGTTCTATGTTAGTTAAATCCGTTATATCCAGTACTTGTATAGTGGAGTTAGCTCTCTGTATACCCTCTCCCACGTCAACCCCGATAGTATAGAAATGTCTATCCTTTCTTTCTCTAAAAATTGTGTAGCATCCGTCTTCGCTTACAAGTACGGGATCCGGAGCAGTCTTTTCAAACTCTTCCATTTGATCTTTATCTAAAGCGTTCTCACCTGCAGATCTAAATGAATTACCATACTCTTGATCGAATGCATCTGTAGAGCCGAGAGCCTTAGCAGTCATGTCTCTCCATTTTTCATCTCTACCAGGTACCTCCCACCAATCAACTTTCTCATTATGCCAACCATTACCCCCATCTAATGATTCTGTATAGATGTTATAAAAGAGATTGCCCACTCCATTAGGGGTAGATAACATAAAGATCTTAGACTTTTTAGAAGACGAAATAACCGGGAACACTGATTCCCAAAAGTCATTCATAAACTCTGCCGGAATAAATGCAGCCTCATCAATTAAAAGGCAATTAATAGATTCACCTCTAGCTGCATCTGAAGTTGTAGTACTAATACCAATAGAAGAACCATTAGCTAATTCAATACCAGTCTTAGCATAGTTGATAACGCCTGGCTTTAAAAAGTTAGGTAACATCTCATATGCTAAACGAATACGTTTAAAGATATTAATAGCAGTACTTTCTTTATTAGCAATAAGAAGCACTCTATAATCATCCGCAAAGCATACCATCCAGAGTGCAAAGATAGTTAGGATTGTCGTCTTACCAATTTGTCGCGAAGCAAGTACTACGTTGAATCTATTATCTACGAGAGCTTTTAATATACGTTTCTGGTAGGTATAAAGCTTAATAGGTTGCTTACCTTCATCCAGATTAACAATATAAAAGAAACGAGAGAAGTGTAATATAGACTTGCGTGCACGTTCAAGATCTTCCACCATTTCTGGCGTCCAGTCAAAGTTAGTCTCTGGTACCGGTAAGTTTTTATTACCGAGATAGAACGTTTGCTCTTTAGGCTTAGGCATTTTATTAAACAGCTAGTTCAGGAATTTTTCCGCTGCTCAGCTGCAGCAATTTGTTCTTCTGTAGCATTCTTTGGAATAAGTTTATATCTTCCCTGAGTTATGCTAGCAATCTTAACTAACTCATTAAGTTTATTATTACCGGCATATGTCCAGCCAATTTCGTCAACAATAAATAAGCCGGTAACTGGTAAAATCTGCTGAAGCATAGGATTCGGTGTATCAATAAAGATTGTTTGTATATTGTCCTTAAAGTCCTTCGGCGATTTAAATATAAAACTATAATCAACTACTGCCTCAAACTCTTCAAGTGTTACCGGGGCCTTGTCTTCCTCGCCTGTTGCGATGCTATTGGCTTGACGGTCTATAAGCCTAGCTTTATTTCGACTTAAAAGCTCGTCAGGATTATTAGTGTACATATTTTGAATTAAATCTAAACGATCTTCTAAAGAGACGGAATTATTTTCATTTTTTAATGCCGGGTCCTTCTTTGCGTTTTTTATACACTCCCGTAAGAGGTCTGGTAATTGATATATTTTAGGTATTTGTTCTTGAGATTTTACATTAAGTACTGCACCGCGCGCTAACTCCCGGCTCGCTACATATAATATTGCTGACTGTAATAAATGTTCTAGAGGGCGCACTATACGAAAGAATTGTTCTTTACTGCGTTCGACTTTCCGCTCGACCCCATCCATATCTTCAGGTTTTTCATCATAATTAATCTCTTTATTTTTTTTATCTAACCTATTTTTATCTTCTTCTGAGAGTTTCTTGTATGCTCTATAAATAGCTATTAAGTTTTCAGCTAAGACTGAAAGTAATTCATGCGCGGTCCCTTTTTTTCCGGTTCTTACTGATGATGTTACCTTGGCTTGTTTTACTTCGTATAAATTATTATCAATTTTAACATCATAGGTTTTTTCGGTGCCTTGTAGCGCTTTTATAAGCTCTTCTTCTGTAGGAGTCTTATGGTTTTTGCTTTGTA